TAATATAGCATAAAATCGTTGCACAAACTTCTCGGGGTCTAACTTATCTTTTGAATAAGTTATAGGTAATAATAATCGGGATAAATCCCATTGAGGTAATATTTGATTACGAAACTTTACCATCGTAAAACCTAAAAAGGTCAATCGATTTAATGGTAATTCATATCCTCCTACAAAAAATTTTAATTTCATACCATGCATTCGCATTAATCGATCTGAAATCAACTGTTGATCTAAAATTAAAGAAAAAGATTTAGATAGAGCAGACATATTATCATCCCCAAATAGAGATACCATCTGATCTACTATCTTCCTAAAACTAGGTAGACGATGTTTCTTAAGTTTATAAACATAGCACAAAACATCAGCTATTATTTCCATTCCAGCTTCAATATTATTAGTTGTTGTCATTCCTGAGCCGGAATTATTACCTGTCACACGCCATACAACGTCTCCGTTAGACAATATTATCATAGAGAGTTTTAATCCTCTCGTAATCCACGCTGAAAACTTATGCAGCTCTATTGGATTTGCCTTACAAAAACATCGATGTCGTCGGTCCGCAACATTATGTAGTGAAACTACTCGATCATATCCTTCAGCATCCCAACTAATCCGGACCGGATACTTATAAGTTCCATCCTTCTTCCGTTGTTCCATTGCTTCATACAAAGATTTAGTTCCCCCTCCAAATGGAGAAAAACCATATTTCGACCACCAATTTTTCTTTAAATTAATATTTCCTTGGCCAAAACATTTAGCTTGCCAAAATAACACATGGAAGCCTGGCACACAAAAAGTGCGTGATTTCTTCATCCAATCCTCTATTGAGGCAAATTCTTCTTTCGGTACTGATGCATAAATCACTTGCAATAGTTGAAGTGATAAAATATCATCCTTCACTGCTATCCAATGATCGCTCATCGCATAGTCTTGTCGGGTTTTAAAACCCATATACTTCATAGGAACAGATGGTCCCTTAGTCATATCTATATGATCATAAACTTCCTCATCAGTCCAGGCCAGATGTGTGAGAGCCGGCTCTAGAACTTGATCTACTATAGAAATCGCATAATCCTTAATAGAATCACACTCCAAAACAACCTTTCGGTCCATTTTCATTTCAGCAATGTCAATCGTGGATTGAGATGGTATATTATAAAAATATTTTCCTGTAACTTCAGTATTCCATTTCGCCCACATTTCCATATCGAGTTCCTTCATATAACTCACTTTCATAAATTTCGACGGGTCTTTTTGACGGACCGGTCTAATCAAATGAGGAGCCAAACGTCCCACCGGGATTAATCCGGTATAGGCGCGATGAGTTGGTACCCCATAATTTATTATAGCCCCTCCTCCTTCGAGGTTAAGAGGGAGGGATTCTAAAAAACCGAGGGTCCATCAACGATCATATCCCCATCATTGGAGTAACCGATAACAGATTGAGTGTGGAACGCTTCTACAACATTATTACTTACATACGGTGATCCACACTGAGCTGGAAAAGTATCACTTGAATGCTTAAATCTTCCATCTACAACACTTCCATTACATTGTACCATCATTGGTTTATCATCATCAACTCGCAAAGTATATAATCGATAATCTTTTCCATTCGTCGTTGGGGTATTTGCAATTTTAAAAGCGGCACCTGATACACTAATTTTGTCTGAGGAGACTGCAAAATCATTTCCTATATGGGTAAACTTCACTTCTCTCCACGTATTAGACTCTTTTTTTATATAGGCTCCTTCTTTAACTACATGCCAAGCGGAATATAAACTAACTTTCGATTCAGCAATTCCCATAAAACCTACTCCAGCTCTCACATACCCCCTATCTCGTAAGATATATAAAGGGACAAGTGGAGCTTTCAGGTTGTGTGGAACTTGTCTGGCAGAACTTTGTTGGTTGGATAGATCTGAAAAAGCAGATTCTTTTGTAATTAAGGGCAATATATTTTTCAACTTTTTCAAACTGGGATTGGGTAGCGGATACTCCCTTCCCTCTTGTTTTATTTCTATATTGTTCCCAAGTTTTTTTTCTTTAACTTCTTCTACTTCTTCAAGGGTTTCCTTAATCTTATACACTGGTTTCACTTTTGAAACCTTATCTCGAGATTTCTTCTCTTCTTTCTCTTTTGGTTTGACTTCAATTTCATCTTCCTTCCTTTCATGAAATCTACAGTATGGGAGACCGGTTTTTGCGTAGTTGATACAATCTACATAACCACATGGTCCCCTACCCTGTCCTACTTTATTTTGTCGTATATTCTTTATCAAATATTTTGTCAAACCCGGGAGTTCAGATGGATCATTATTCTTATAGCAAAGTTGCCTATAATGAACATTACAGACTTCTTTACCACTATTATCTTCCATACAATCTTTAAAAATACATCCTTGTACTCCTTCTTTATTCTTCCGAGGTTTAGCGGAATTAGGCAAAGTTCGATCTTGGTTTGCATTTTTCTTACTGCGTCCTTTTGGTACGAATGATTCTGAATAGTCACCATCATAGATAGCTTGTATTGTTTCATCAACGTCCCCCAAACGCATTTGGAGAGATGCAATAGATCGATCATATTCATCTGCATACGAATAATCTCCATCTGCTAAATCCATAGCCTTTGCTTTCTGGGTATTTTGTAAAGAATCCCTTAATAAGGTTCTCAAATTTTTTAACTCAGCATCTTTTACTGCCCATCGAGCTTCCTCAGCGGCCTTAATATGTTGGCCTTTAGTTCCTTTGTCAGCTCCTTCTGGTATAAGTTTCTTCTTATCTACTGACTCCTTCACGGTATCTTCTTCTTTTCTATCCCATTTATGTTTAAACCAAAAGAAATACCCTAAAAACACTACCAATATAACTGCCAATATACCACCAATAATCTTCCACTTATCTTCTACATTTTCTTTTAACAAAGCAAATGTTTCCAATAGTGTTATATCATCATCTTTATCACTCAATATAGATTTAGCTCCAGCGGCACTATTAGCAAAAACTCGGTACGATTCCGATTTATACGTGAATACATATACCTCACAAGATGTCAAGTCCGGCAAACCAATTATATCTTTATAAAATTGGGAAAACCGTACAGCCAACTTCGATCTAGTATTTGCGTCTTCTTTTACAATTGATCCTCCATTCAAATACACGTATCTCTGTACGAATGAACCTTTTTGTATCATACCCCCTAGGGCACACGAAAACATAGCATAATCATCAATAAAATCAGTATCTCTACGAACATACGTTACATTTAATATATCTTTGAGAAGTTGTTGTCCTACAGCACTATCAAAAGATGGGTATTGAACTCCCCTATAAATCTTCATTGATATACCCGGATATCTAGTCCGCAACTTTTCAGATAATTGGTCTCCTATATACTCTAAAGGATGTTTTCCAAAATCATGCAACGGCAACCCAATTCCCAACCTATTAGCTGAGGACATATACACTGCATTACTTAAATTCTCAGATGTGTATATTACTTCTGTCTTTGGGGTGTCTTTCCGCAACAAAGGTAATAGTATTTTCATAGCCATAAACTTTGAAACTACTGTCCCTTTTTCTGACACCGTCCGTTTAGAACGGTCATATAAGGTTTGACCAAAGGAGGAAAGGTTTCTAACTGCATTTAACAAACTAGATGTTTGCACTATAGTTATAGCTGCAATTCCTAAAACACCCAAAGCTAAACCTAACTGTTTTAAATAGCTAGGTGCTAATGATAATGGTGTTGCTCCTTCTCGCGTAATCTTATATTTATTCTTCTTTATAAAAGTGTAGGTAACATAAACTATAGCTCCTATTGCAGTTATAGATATTCCACCAAAAGCCGACATCAAAAAATTCTGAGCTCCGTCCGACCAATGGCTTACTCCTATCGCTTTCATCACTTTCTTCTTTGTCTGTCCTATTTTCTCCACTGCTTCAGAAGTGGCTACTTCATAAACCGATGTCACAACTGACCGATAAAACCACGATTTCATAGACCCAAAATATCCAGTATAAGTCGACACAGTCAACAAACCTGTAAACATAGTGATCAACACACCTGCAGGTATAGTTCCTCCCGCTACCCCCACTACTGGTATTAGTGTGGGTGCAAAAAGACCTAGAAATAACAATCCAAACATTGACGTATAAAAAACATTTGCTTTTGTATTTCGGGATGTAGCAGCAGCCATCCGCTGTTCCATAACTGAATCAACTTCTGTTTGCTCATGACAATCACACTCGGATGTTCTTTTAAACTCTTTCATTGATTGTACTAAATCTCTACATGCTGCAGCAGTGTCCGTAGTGGTTACTTCAGACAAAAATTTCAATTTAAATCGGTCCATACATTTCTTACATTCATTTAATTCTTTCGGAATTCCAAATTCAGCTCTCGCTGTTTCAGATTTCAAAACTTCAATATCCTCATCAAACTTCAAAGTTTCTACTTTTCCGACTTTAACATCATTCTCTTTTCCCTTATCATCTTTATCTGGGAGTGCATCAAATTTTACTTCAAAGGGCACATCTCCTTCTTCATCCTCATACGAACTACTCGAACTACTTGTAGCAGATAAGACAATTGGGGTTATTGGTCTCTCTTTCTTTTTTGCTATATATTTAGGGGGGGATTTAATTTTCTCAGTAGAATCTTCACCATCGGACATTATCTCATCCGTATGGTAGGATTGTGCATCCTCATCTTCTGATAAACTTTCTCCATGCTCCTCTCTACCTACTTCTCCATACACTTGCGTTTCCACATACGTCTTCCAATCTAAATCACGAGTCTCAGATAGTGCATTCGCACACAAATCACACTCGCAACTACAGAAAGGAGCATATATATCTTCTTCCGCACCTTTAGACTGTATCTTTAGGCACATAGAAATATCTGCTTGATGTAATGCTATCAGTATTGGTCTAAATATAGAAATCTTAATAGGAGGTAATCTCTTATTCTCCTGTACAAATCTCTCATATAACTCAAATAAAGAACCTTGTCTCTGGGCAATTGAGACTAATCTAGAGCACCGGATTCCTGAAACGTCCGGTACGTTGTCGAGTTTAGGGTCGACCTCCAAGGGGGCTGATTT